GTGCCCTTACCGGGCACCCTCAGACAACCCAGCTTTTCGGTCAGCCGGATCTCGTTCCGACGTGCGACGATCGCGCCAGCAAAGCCGGTCGGCACGAGCGATCCACCATCGGCGGCCGTGGTGATGTTCATCGTGCTGTCTACTGCGCGCAGCTCCCGCCTGCTGGGGAGATTGATGACGACGGCCGGGCCCTGCGATTCACTGTCGGGCTCCGAGAGTTCCCGCACGCCGCCGATGTCGCCGGTGCGCACGTAGTGCGCCATCGCCCGAATCTCCGAGTCGCCTCGGGGGATCCGGTTCAACGCCGGCGCCTGGCGTGAGCCCAGGCTGCCCTCGAGACCGGTAAGGGACTCGATCCGCTCAGCCCGCTGCAGCAGGCCCTCGGCCTGGCTGAGCAAGCCGTCGTACTGCGTCTGCTCTTCCTGCGTGAAGTCGCGGGTCTCCCCCTCCGCGGCGTTCACCATCTCGCCCGCCTGGATGATCAATTGTTCGCGTTGGGAGCGAAGCTCCCGAGCATTCTTCTTCATGACTTTGGTCCTTTCCTCAAGAGTTGGAGTTCCAAGACACGCCTGCGAAGGGCATGGCGCGCACGCGCAACCTTACCTTCCGCATCTTCATCCGCCGGGTGGCTCCCCTGAGCCGGCGCAGCGGGAATTTCCTTCTGAACACGATCCGTCATAGCGCGCAACATCCGCAGATCGTCCCGAGTGGCCATTCCCTTCTCGATCCGCTCGAGCGATCTGACGAACTCCGGCAATTCGCTAACCGGAACACCGAAGGTCCGCAGATCCCCCCGAAGTTGAACGGTTGTCTGCGGATAGGCCGGGAACGTGACGGGGGAGACGTCGTACAGAGCGACCTCTTCCAGCGTCCGGACGAGCTTGTCCTCGATTGTCTCCCAGCGGTCGCGCATCACCTGAAACGCGAAGCTCATCTGGTCGACGTCGCCGCGGTCGATCGTCACCATGAGATCCCGAGCCCATTGCGTATCGGGCGGCAGGATCTCGATCCCTAATCCGATCGGGTCCTCTCTGAGCGCCAGCGTCCCGCTCTTCGTCCGCCCCAGGACATAGTTCGAGTCGTGGTTCCAAAGGCCTCTGACGTCGGCCTCCTGGATCGTCTTCGTAAAGGCGCCCGGCGCGATCTTCTCCCAGAAACCCCAGAGCTCGACGCTGAGCTGATCGAATACCGCGGCATAGCCAACGATCTTCCGCTCGCCGTTATCACTAATGACCCGCATCTCCCGCAGCGGGAAGGATCTCTCTTCCCTTACCGGCACGGGCCCGGCCCGGAGATCCGGGGGCTCAACATCGGCGTCTTTCAAGTGGGCTGCCAGGTGGTTGTAGACACCCTGACGATCGGCGTCGGGGATCTTCGCCCCGCCCATGCCCCCATTGAGCACGCCGCAGCCCGTCTGGCAGGCCTTCACATTGGCGGCGCCGACGTTGCCCTCTTCGTCGATGAGATGGTGCGGAAACTTGTATGCTGCCTTAGTCTCCGGATCCCCGTCCGGATCCTGCCAGGCGAAGGCCGACTTGTAGTAAGCCTCGCCGGCGTCGGCCTTCAAACGCGCTTCATTCGCCGGCCCGTCCCAGGCGCCGTCGTCTGTCTCTGTGTGATGAACTGCGATCGCACTCATTCCCAACCTCCTAAAACGCCGCCGGCGATCCTCAGCCAATCTCCGCGGTGACCATGCAATCACATCCGTTGTGGAGTGGCGGATGCCTGACGTCGAATTCCGCTGCCATCGGCCGGTCAGCCCCATCAGGCATGAATTCGGACCCCGCACCAAGGAACGCCTGCTGGATCCCAACAACCCGACCGTCCATGCTCGAGCAATAAAGGCAACTCTTCCCGAAAGCATGCCACCGCAGCAGTGTTACGCCAGCCGCCGCGAAGAGCGACACCGCCATCGAGTTGCCCGATCGCACTGTCTCGATATCGGCGATCTCGTTCGGCCGCACCTCTTCCCACTCACCGAACCGCGCCTCGAGCGCGGCCACCGGATCCTCGCCAGCCGTGACCGCCTCCTGGAGCACGGATCGAACCTGTGCCAGGCTGATCCCGATGTGGTGGGCCGCGAAGTCTTCCACGTAGGCCTTGGCCAGCACATCGAGCTGCTCATCGGAGAGCGGATCCACCCCGATCTCGTCGGCCGCATCGGCGACAACCAGCTCGCCATAGGACCGAAGGACGGGCTGCATCTGCCGATGAATGAAGTCGCGGTGTTCCTCGTAGAACTGATCCAGCCATAGGCTCAGCGCCGGCACATCCCGTTTCCGTAGAAGCGCTTTGGCCTTCTGCAGGATCTCGTTGGCCTCACGCCGAACGATCTTGCCGGCCGTCTCGGCGAAGAGATCGTGATAGGCCCTGGCCAAGCGCCGGCGCCCTTCCGGTGACCGCTGCTCCAGTGTCACTCCTCGGGCGGGCAGTGGGTCGGGCTCAGCTGTTAGTTCAGCTGCTACGGGCTGATACCCTCGCATTGCTGCCAGAACCCGATCTGAGCCGGCCGACCTGGCCGGGATCAAATTGAGCGGCACCAGATAGACGTCCCCACCATCAACCGGATTCATGTTCTCCAGCTCGCGGATATCGTTCGCGCTCAGCCACCCATTCTGGCGACCCTGGGCGTAAGCCGCGTAGCGAGCCACAATGTCGCCGCGCAGCAACCCGTCGACCAGAAACTCGGGGAAGAACCGCGACCGATCGCGCTCGATCATGAGACTCTGCTTGATGGACTGTTCCCAACGCACGAGCCAGGGCCGGATCGAGTGCACGACGAACTCGATCGACTGATGCTCAATGTTGGAGAACGTCGCCCGATCAAGATCCGCCAGCATATGCGGCGGGATCCGATACATTCGGGCAATTTCCTGCAGTTGAAACTTGCGGGTCTCGATGAACTGCGAGTCTTCTGGCGGGATCCCAACCGCGGCCCATTTGGTACCTTCTTCGAGGATCGCAACCTTATGCGACTTGCTTACTCCTGAGTGCTTCGCCTCCCAGTCCTCCCGCATTCTCGTGTGCGCTTCGGGGCTCAGCGTCCCAGGATGCTCGAGTACACCGCCCGGGCGAGCATCATTTCCGAAGAAACGCGCGCCGTACTTTTCCGCAGCCAGACCCAAACCGATGGCCTGACGCATGAGCTGGATAGGGCTGTAGCCAATCCGCCCGTCTGAGCCGAGCCCATGCAGATGCCAGATAAATCCTTCATCGAACCACTTCATCTCGCCGGTAGGCATCTGATACTGGTAGGACCAGCGGCCCTGGTTGTTGACGATCTGCAGCATTCGGTCAGGCCGCAGCGGAAGGATTTCCTTCACATGGCCGGCGCCGTTGTAGTCGATGAGCGAGTACGCGTTGCCCCAGAGCCCGAGATGGCCCTGCAAGGTCTCCCGGCACTCGAAGGAGGTCATGTCTCCGTTGGGGCGTTCCTTGAGAAGCTCGTAGAGTGGATACTCGTCTGCGCGCCTCTTACCGCGAGGCATTCGCTCATACATGATCAGCGGCAGGCTCGCGATGGTTTCCGCCAGGATGCGGACGCACGCGAAGACTGCCGAGTGCGCCAGCGCCTTCTCGTGGTTTACCGACACACCGGAATCAGTCGGCGCCGTAAGCCCGAGCTCGACCCACTGGTCGTGATCCGTCAAGGACAGGTTCGTCCGCCTCTCCGCAACCTTCAGCGATCGGTTCGGCCAGAGCATGTTCTCGAGGATGCTCATGCGCTATGCCGCCTCCAGGCGATCACGATCCCGGTCGAGAGCAGAACTGCACCCCCGATGACGAGGCCCCATCCGACGCCGGCGATCGTCACAATACCAGCCATCAGCACGATGAAACCCGCGCCCGCGAGAAGATCCGGAAGCGCAGTACTCATAGGTCAAGAAAGCCCCGCTGCTCGTACACTGACTTCCCGCTCCCGTGCCGTACGGCTCGATCAAGAGCCATGATCCCTGCGACAACGCCGTCGATCCTTTCCCGGCTCTTCTTCTTGTCCGGCTTCACGTTGCCGGCCGGATCCTGTGAGACTTCCATGTTGTCGGCCATCCACCGCATCACCTTGTGCCCGCCGTGAGCCAGCTTGCCGTCGAGTGTGAGTCGGAGAACTTCCTTCGTCGGTGCGCTCATACTCACAAAGCCCTGGCCAAAAGCCACCATCGTGAAGCCTGCCCCCACGAGCTGCTGGCTGATCTGGAAGGCGCCCCAGCGATCGAAGGCGATCTCGCGGATGTTGTATCGTTTGCCCAGTTCGGTAATATCCTTCACAATGAGACCGTAGTCGATCACGTTGCCGGGCGTCGCCTTCATCAGTCCGTCTCGCACCCACGCGTCGTAGGGGACCCGGTCCTTGCGCGCCCGCTCGATCATGTGCTCCTCGGGGATCCAGAAGAACGGCAGCCAGATGTGGAGTTCTGGAGCTTCCGGATCCGGCGGGAAGTCGAGAACGAAAGACGCGATGTCGATCGTGCTCGCCAGGTCCAGCCCCCCATAACATTCGAGCGTTTCGAGATCGTGCGGCACGGCCTGGCCGTCGCACGCATCCCAGGCCTCCATCGGCAACCAGCGGACCTTCTGCTGCGTCCACTGATCCAGGAGCAACCTGCGAAATGTGTTCTCGTACGCCGGCGTGAGCTGAGCCCGCCGGCATTCCGCCGCCAGGAAGCTCTCCTGAACAGACACGCCTAGATTCGGGTTTGCCTTGCGCCATGTCTTAGGATCCGTCCAGTCATCTTTCTCGTCGGCCGAGCGAATGTAGGCGAAGTACTCGTCGTCCTCGATGATCCCCTCAAGGATCTGGCGGGCATGCTCGTGCTGCTCCCAACAGATCGACTCCCGGTCGTAGCCAGCCGTCGTGATCGCAACAACCAGCGGCTGCCGTCGGGCCCCGGTCGCGGTGACAAGGACATCCCAGAGATTGCGATTGGGCTGTGCATGCAGTTCGTCGAAGATGACGCCGTGTGCGTTGAGCCCGTGCTTCGTCGGGACATCTGCGCTGAGCACTCGGTAGACACTGCTAGTCGCCGGCACCACAATCGAGCGTTTGAAGCGCTCGCACCGCGCAGCCAGCGCCTGCGACTCGCCGGCCATTTGACTGGCCAGATCAAAAACAATCGCCGCTTGCTCTCGGTCGGCGGCTGCACCAAACACCTCCGCCCCGGGCTCGTCATCCATGAACAAGAGACAGAGCGCGATGCCGGCCGCCAGAGTGCTCTTGCCATTCTTCCTGGGGATCTCGATATAGGCGATCCGGTACTTCCGCGTGCCATCGGCTCGCTTCCATCCGAATAACGGGCGGATGATCTCATCCTTCTGCCACTCCTCGAGAACGAACGGCTCTCCTGCCCATTCACCCTTGCAGTGAACAAGCAGAAGCTCGAAGAAACGGACGGCGAGCTCTGCAGCGTGGTCATCGAAGTAATACCCCTTCGCCGCGGCCTTCTCGCCTTTCCCATTCTTCCGACCATTGCGGCCACTCATTCAATCGGAGCCTTCCCATTGGTCACCGCGATGCCGCCTTCTTGAAGAGCAGATCCGCAAGCGTCATCTGTTCCATGTCTGTAGCGCTTACCTTAGATCTGCTTGATGGTGTCATCCCAAACTCGACGGCGAATTTGCGCACTTCCTCCATCGCGTTCTTCGCCACAACAACGTACGGGCTCTGCTTCAATGTCCCGTGAATCGTGTGTGTCACCATTCCGTGCTTGCTCAATTCCTGCTCAGCCTTCACCCATCGCCCCCAAGCCACACAATAGGCAGCCAGTGCGGCCCGGTCGATCTGGCTTAGGAGCCCGGCATCGAACAACAAGCTCGAGAGCCTCTTCCATTCTCGCCGCGCCTCGCCTAGAAGATGCTTCGGACAATCGGGGATTGAGCGCGCAACGCGCGCCTCGTGCGCGTTGATCTTGCGCTTCCCTGGATTCCCCGCGAGCTTCTTCAGTTTCGTTGGCTTAGGTCGAGGTGCCACGATTCCGTCTCACTTTGTTTCTCGATGCGCGGGCGCGTGCGCGGTGCCCACCCCCGTTACGCGATTTGAACCTGGCAGATATTTACCCCGCCTATCCCCAGCTCCCTCGCCGATTCCGCTCATGAGCTGTCTTCCTCGAGTGACAGGAGATGCACAGGCTCTGGCAGTTGGCCCTGTCGAGGCGTGCTCCCCCTTCGACGATTGGCACGACGTGATCGACATGGCTCGCGCGTTGTGGACTGGGATGTATCTTGTCTGGATCAGCGCACCACGGATGAGCTCGGATGAATGCCTTGCGTAGTTGGCGCCATGCCCGGTCGTACCCCTTATCGGACGGCGCACCCCGCGCCCGCTCAGACTCGCTCCTGTGCTGGATGCACTTGGAATAGTTGCCCTCCACCAGCTCGGGGCAACCAGGCATGGAGCAGCCGCGGGGTGAACGCCGAGGCATCGTTCTCTACTTCTTCGCGGCAGCCCGTGCTTTCAATGCACGAAGCGTGGCGAAGCCTGCTTTCTCCAAGACGGCCCTGTAGATCACATCGTACAGCTTCGAGACTGCAGCCCATGCCAGGCAAAGGGCAGCCGCTGCAACATTCACGAAAGTGAACAGCGCAGTCAGATAGGCTGCTGTGTCCCCGCCCCATGCAGGCAACGTTGGGATCACGATCGCTGCAAAGCCTCCAGCCAGGAAGACAAAGGCCGCGCTCAGCACGAGTGACACGATCTCAATGGCCAGTCGGGGCGGTTCCTTGCCGGTCTTGGCCCGGTAGACCTTGATGGCCTGAACGATCAACGGGACGATCACGAGGAAGAGGATCGTCCCGAGGGGCTCCGGTAAGGTCACATCGAACAGGGGACGGAAGGCCATGAGCATGACCGACATGGCCACGAGGACGAGCAAGTAGATCTTAAGCTTGGTTCTCATCTGGCATCTCCTCAAAACGAAAGGCCCGGCACCGACTCCCTGAGAGAGTTGATGCCGGGCGCAAGCCGACTGTGCGATAGCCCGGGCCGGATGCCCGTTCACCGCCGCTAATTTGTTGCCGACAGTCTATCCCAGATCACCTCCGTTCGCAAGCATAGAAAGCCCCAGCCGAACAGCCGACATCGGATCTGAGACGAACCTGCGTTCTGCACCGCATCGGGGACAGACGAGCTCGGCCCGCCACACGAAGGCGTGGTCAAACCGAAGCACCGTCCGGCCCTTGTGCTCATACACTGGGGCCAGCGCCAGGCCGCAGGATAGGCAGGACAACGCAGCCATTGCCTGCCCGAGAAGAGCGGGGCTTGCCTTGGATCCCTCTGAGCCAGTGGCGTAGATCGCTGTCAATTCACTCATGGGCTACTTGCGCCTCCTCCCTGATCTCGATTAGCCGTTGCGGCGGAAACTCCGGCGGTGGTTCATCCCCGAGTACTCGGATCTGCTGGCACACGACGGGCATCACAACTCGAACGCACCGACCATGACTGTTCCTACTCAGGTGCTCGAACACCATGCCCACTGGCCACGTCCCAGCCTTCAGGGTCTGCTGCATATCTTCCGAGCTGAACCACCCATTGAGCCAGAGCCTGTCCGGGGCATCGATGCAGATGTACCCCGTCGTCCTTCGCTTGTGAAGTCGAGCATGCTGAGCCGCGCACTCGTCGCAGAAGCGCTTACGGTGCGCATCCAGGACCACTCCACAGCTCGCGCAGAGACGTTCAGGCGGGCGCCTGGGCATCCTAGAAGGCCTCCAGCTGAGCGCTTAGGCCACAGGTGCATCGGTTGCCCTTCGAGATCAGATGGACACCGCACAGGTCCGCGTGGCGCAGCCACTTCATCACGGTTGCTTTGACGATGAAATCAGCAAGAGTGATGGCGACTTCGGCGTCGGCAGCCGCGCGGTCTGAGGTAAGCCAGTGGACCCTGATGACTGAGAGCCAGTCGTAGAAGCCTTCCTGGTAGGCGACACTGATCACATCGGGCGGCAGGACATCTCTGGTGAAGTCCAGCTTGGGCGCTCGTTGCATGAACGCCGTATCTGGGAACGGTGGCCGCACTCGCGCCAGATAGAGGATCTGCGATGGCCGATGTTCAACCGCGAACCAGCAAACACCGCCCGCGCGGGCGATCTCTAACAGATCGTGATACTGATGGACTCGCCGCCCGTCGAGCATCCAGGTCTTCTTGTTGCCCGTCGATTTCGCATCGAAGGCGACCATCCGCCCGTCGACGCAGCCATAGTAGTCGGGCGCGCCCTTCGCCGGCGACGGCGTGAACTCCGCCTGGCCGCCACCTCTTGAGCGGAAGCGACCCCGGATCTCGTTGTGCCTCACCCAGACTTGCCCTCGGTTCGCATAAAGCGAATGGGCGAAGTTCAGCGCGTCCTCGAGCGATTGGCCAGAGATCTGGGAGAGCGCGGGAGTCATGGATCGATCTCCCTAGCCTCGAGACGCATCTTTCCGGCCAGGAGATCGAGCTCGTCTCCCAATGCGATCAGCTTCTCGCCTAATTCGTGCAGATCATTGGTGTACACGAAGCGTAAATCCAGCTTGCCCGCCATGACGAACTTCACAGCCTCGCCCATTTTGCCCGCTCTCCAGCCGGAGAGCGCAATCCCGCTAGCTGCCTCGAATTCCATGACCGTGCGCTTCGCGGATTCTGCCTCCTTCTGAGCCTCATCCAGTTCATAGTCGAGAGTCTTCGTCGCCTCGGCTTTACCCTTCTCGTATGCTTCCCGTTGACCGTCATCGGAGAGCGATCGAGTGACTAGCGCCCGGGCAAAAGCCGCCGCGAAGGATCTGTCCACCGCGTTCCGTTTCCCCTCATCATGCAGCATCAGGGGCTTGCGCCTGGCTTTCAAGGTGCCCGATTGAGTAGGAGAGTAGAGCCCCCACTTAGCCGGCATGACATCCAAGTCCGCTACGCCGGGGGAAGCGACTATCGAGAATAGGTCGAGGTACTTCGCCCCTTCAGCGAACTTCGCTGTATCCTGCAGCTCACGCCTGAAGTCCCCCTTGGAGCACTTGATCTCGAGACCGTGCAGGTAGAGGCCAGAGGTCGGCCAGGTGTCGAACACGACCGCGTCGAGGGTTCGGTTGTATCTGAACCCGGCGCCGTTGTTCACCTGTACGGCCACGACGAATCGCGGAAGCCCTCGCTGATCCAGGCTCCACGTCTTTTGGATGGCCTTCGTCAGGGCAGCTTCGGTCCATTCAGTGTCGGTGGATACGCGGATGATCTGCGAGCGGGCGTGGGTCATTCCTGGTATCCCGGCGTGGTCGGCGCGGGCCAGTAATCATTTTGCGCCTGCGCTTTGACCGCCGCGTAGGCGGTATAGCCTTCCTCCCAACGTCTCCTAAGTTGCTCGACGTCGCCGGGCGACAACTGGCGCTCGATCACCAGCAGCCGCGCAGCAGGTACAGCGTGCCCGCATCCCGGACAGCAATCCCTTCCCTTGTGCGGTCGGCGACCGCAATACTCACAGGGCATCCGGACTGGGTACGTACCGGCTTCTGGCTCAAGACCACCTAACGGCGGAGGATGAGGACGTCTCCCCATCATCCACCTCCCACGCGCTCATAGGTGATCGTGCAGCTCCACCAATCGCCGATCTCCCAGGAGAAGGGATAGATCAGATCTGCCCGGCCATTCTTGTTCGCGGCCGTGCTGTACTTCGGGCGCAAGACCCACTCACCGCCATCTTCCGGGACCTGCTCCCACCAGATGGATCCGCCCGTCAATCCCCGCTGCCGATACCCGCGCTGGAATACACAGCTGCCCACCTCCACGGTAGGTGTAAAGGCAGGTCTGAAATCCGGCGAGGCCCAGATGTACCAGCCCCCGCCCGGTGATCCTGTCGGCTGCTCCGTGAAGCGGCCCGTGAATGTCGCGGTCACCTGGCTGCCAACAACTGTGCCCTTCACCAGGAACGACACGCCTTCGAACCGCTCCGCCGGCTCAGCCAACCAGGCAAACTGGCTCGTCAGATTGCGATAAGCCAGCGGCGTTGCCGTGGGAGCTGGTGTCGCAGTCTCGGCCGGCGCTAGCGTCGCGGTCGGCGGCGCCGTCGAGGTTGGCTCCGGGACCACAGTCGGCGTGACTGGAGTGATCGTGCAGGCGGCGATGATCCAGAAGGCGATCAGACCCAGGGTAATTTGTTTCATGGCTTAGTCTCCTCAGCGCGGTGATGGTTCCTGCCCTTGATCGTCAGTTGGTGCGTGCCACTCTTCGCCCAGATCTGCTCGGCGCTGACATAGCACGTGCCCTGACAGATGATGATGTAGTCGTTGAGGACCTCTCGGCTTTCGCTTTCACCAGTTTCGAGGTCCTCGATTGTCACCCGGATGCCCTTGTCACTCATGGCTCGACCCCGTCCCGAATGTGCGCCCGAATGTCATTCTCGCCGCCGCAGGGCTCGGGGGCACGGCGATGAGTTTGCCAAAGCGCATGAGAACCTCACCGAAAATGACATCGCTGTCCCTCTCGGCGTCAACCGGGATATGCATGATCCATTCCTTGCGCCGCTCACCGGGGACGTTTCCGCACAGCGCGTTCAGCTCGTGCCATGCCTTCTCAAGTAGTGCCCCATCGTCCAGGGCTTTCAACGCGTCAAGTTTCGCTTGCGCCTCCGCGCTCATCGGGCCTCCCTTACTCCAGATCCTGCCGGCGTTCCCAGCGATCGCGCTCAGCTCGGGGATCCGCCTCGAGCTCGCCCGGATGCGGCGGCTCGTCTGGCCCCGACATCACATGCGCGGCCGAAGCCGAGCGACGCACGGCGACCGGTTCAGTTGCGAGAGCGATCGTCTCCGCGTCCGCATCTGCTTCAAAGATCAGGCAGCTGCAGGTGCGATGCTCACAGCGGCCGGATTGAAAATGACAACGCTGATGGTGTCCACAGATGCAGATAGTCACGCTTCCACTCCGAGGTCCGGATAGCAATCCCGGATGATCTCCTGGGCCATATCGGCGCCTTCCAACGATCCTTCCCACATCGCGCGGAGCACTGTGAACGCGCCGAATTTCCTACCGTGGACCCATGCATAGATACGGTGCAAATCATTGTCGTCGTTGATGCCAATGAGCAGCCTGCCAGCTCGCACATAGGTGAGGCCGCGCCGCATGATCGCGGCCGCGACCGCGCCGGGGAAGCGACTTGCTGGGCTGATCACTGCCGCACGCCCAATCGTTTCTGGCCCTGCACCGCTGCCGGCAGCTCGAGCAGGCGGACCTTGTTACGCACGGCCGAAGCCGACAAATGGAACAGCTCACCGATCTCCTCGGACGTCTTCCCGAATTGGTCCCGGTAGGTCGCCATCGCCCGGGCTTCCTCGATCGGCGTCAGATCCTTCCGCTCGAGGTTCTCCCGGATCGCCAGCTCGAACATCTCCTGATCCGAAAGCTCGCGGACGTCGACGGGCATCTGCTCAAAGTCGCGATGGCCATCTGTGACGAGCTTCCGATAAGCGGCCAGCCTCGTGTGGCCGAACGCCAGCTGCACTCCCTTGCCGTCCGTGCGCCGACCTACAGGCACCTGGAGCAGCCCGACCTTCAGAATGGAGCCGGCGACTTCTGCGACTTGCTCCGAATCCTCCCGCTCCCGAGTCTGGTAGGGATTGGGTAACAGCTGATCGATCTTCAGGGTGGCGACGGTCATTGCGAGCCTCCCGCGGGTATGCGTACAGAGTGTGCGCGGCAATCATCAGCCACTTTCGTGTCCCGGTTCCCTTCCGCAATCAGGCCGCCGCACTTACTGCAGCGGAAGTAGCCGTCGGGAATGACGACGTCGCCGATTCCTACGGGTCGGATTCGGGGTGGCGATTTCCGACCCGAACCGTTATTAACCGAGGACTCCATCTCCTGTGAGGGAGTCTTAGGTTCCTTAAGGATCGGGTCGGATTCCGACCCGTCGGATTCCGACCCGTCGTGAATTCCGACTCCGCCAGATGTGGCCGGTCCAGATTGCCCCTTGTCAGCTGTTGGCGTTGGGGTCGGAGATTCCGACTCCCATCCCAAACGGCGGTAGTGATCGCCTAATCGGTATCGATTGGTCCCCCGCGGGCCGGCTCCGCGCTCCAGTTGGAGCTCGTGCTCGGTCTCCGCCTTCTTGAGGAGCTCGATGACGGTCGACCGGTCCGCCCGCGCTTTGCGAGCTAGCGTGTCAATCGAGGGCCACGCCTCACCGTAGTCGTTTATGAAGTCGGCGACAACAATCATCAGGACCAGGGCCGTCGCCCTTTGTTTTGAGTGCTCGAGGACAGTGACAATGGCCTTGATGCTCATGCGTCGATGCAGCCTCCACATGGATATGCGCACCCGATCGCGGTGAAGCCTTCCCAGATCAGCCAGTCGAGATCCTTCGCCAGGTCGGGCCGGATGACCAGAGAACGCGTGCCGCGCCGGATGCGGATGCGAAAGCCGTTCTCGTCCTCGAGGTACCTTGAGGGGATTTCCATAATCCCGACGGCCTCGCTCACACTGAGGGGCTGAAAGCTCACAGCCATCCGAGGGCCCACAGAGCCAGAGCTGCGATGCAGGCCACGACGACGATCGTCGCCATGAGCATGACGAAGGCGCCGAACAGCCAGGACGGGTTGCCGAAGGCGCAGCGACGAGAGGGCTCGCTCATGGCTGCTTCGCCATGAGTTCAAATCTCAGCACCCAGACTGGCGTCAGTACAGGATCCAAGTCCGGGTACATGGCATGCCAATAGCCGAGGAACTCGTCCCGAGAACGGAAGCCCTCTGCCTTGAATTGCATCGACGCCTCCTGATCAGAAATCGTGCGCACCGGTCCGCCGGCTTCCCGACATCGGGAACAACTGCCCCTGCTCGAGAGGCAGGGCTTTCAGCGCCTCGAGCCCCCGCTGTCTCTGGACTGAGCATGTCTGCAGCGCCGTCTTGGCCGCCCGCTCCCGCTGCACCAGCGATCGCTCCAGCTCCTCGGCCGTCCCCACTATCCAGTAGCCGGCTGGACTGGCTACCGAAGCGATGAGCGCTCCCAGCCGGTCATTCCGCCTCAACCACTCCACCGCCCGCCGGCATCTCCGATCCATGCCGACAGAGGCCTCCGATCCAAGACCGAGCCGGCTGGACACCTCGTGCGCCAGCTCCTCGCGCCGGATCGGATTCGCTTCCCCGACGTGGCCGAGCAGGACACGCTTGACCATCGACGAAAACTCGATAGGGAGTTCGTAGACCTTCTGGATGGCGTCTGTCTTGGCTTCCGGCGTCGGATTCAATCGGGCCTTCCTGACTATGGATCGCGAGACCGTTCAGCGCGAGGATCAGGGTGACTGCTGGCGCGCCCGCGCCTGGGGGCGGCAGCTTGCTCCTGCTCGTAATCGCCCCTGCGAATCTGACCGACCAGGCGGTGCTGGTCTTGAAGGCGTCCTTCGACGATCTTCAGCGCGTCCCGGATCCATAACAGGACGTCGGTATCGATCGCCGACAAGTCGTCGAGACCTCCACGCAGCCAATAGGGCACGCGGCTCTTCGGCTGGGCTGTGTCCGCAATCCATTGGCTTACGCGGCCGAGGACGTAGGCGATAAACATGGCGAGCACGGCGATGACGATCGTGATGGCTATGACGGGCATCCCATTCCTCCCAGGAGAGCGATGGCAATAATGGCGTCCAGGATCAGAACAAGAAGAGTGGCGAACAGGGCGAGGCGAACGAGCTTTTCCACGGCGCAATCCTCCAAACTTTGTGACAGGCGACGGGTTCCCCCTTAGGATCAGCATTGGAGGGAGACGGTTTCGCCAAGCCGTCTCCCCCCAAGCCAAAGGAGGAGCGAGAAATGTCGCGATCATCTCTCGCGCTCCAGCCGCCAGGAGTGAGCCCGGCGAAAGCCGCAAGCTCATGGGGGGCCTGGTGGCTGGGGCGAGAGAGACGAACGACGAGGGGACAGCGATGAGATCAGAGATCGAACGACTCATGAGCACCCGGGATTGGTCCAGCGAGACCCAGAGGCTCTACCGATATCACCTGATCGATTTCGAGATCTGGCTGGAGAAGAAGGGCCTCACCTATCGCCAGGCGACCGCCGAGAGCATTCGGGCCTGGCTTGCCGGCCACGAGAAGTGGTCTGCCTCGAGCAGCCATAATGCGATCTGCGCACTCAAGGCCTTCTACCACTTCACGGTCGGGGAGGCAGCGTCGCCATTACAGGGGATCCGAGTGCGGCGCAGACTTCCCCCGATGGGGCGCACGCTCAGCGAAGAAGAAGTCAAGCAGCTCCTCGCTGCGATAGACACTTCAACCGCCGGCGGCGTCCGGGATCTAAGCATCTTGACACTGATGCTCGACACCGGCCTTCGCAGCAGCGAGGTCTGTCGCCTGCAGATGGATCGTCTCGAGAAGGAGAAGCGCGTGCTATCGGTGAGAGTGAAGGGAGGGGACTGGAGCTACCGGGTCTACGGGCAATACACCGCGGCCTGTCTCGAGGCCTGGCTCTCGTGCCGATACTGGATCGCCCCGGTGAGCTGCCAGGTAGTCTATGTAGGCTTGCGAGGGAAGGATGCTGGGTGGAGGTTCACCCGGGTGGGTCTAAGAACGCTGTGCTATCGATGGAGCGAGCGGGCCGGCATCCGCCGGTTCTCGCCACACGCATTGCGGCGCACGTTCGCCACACTGGCCCTCAAGGGCGGAGCCCCGACCCGACTCGTGCAGGTCGCCGGCGCCTGGCGCGATCTCGACATGGTCGAGCGTTACTCCCGGGCGCTGGCTGCCGAGGATTTCCGGGCCTGGGCGCCAACAGATCGCATTATGGGAATCCGGGGTTGAACGAAATAGCCACGACGTTGCCTAAGCCCGGGAGCTACTACCCCCAGCCTTGGATCTATTCGTCCGTCTGTTGTAAAGGTTCCCCGTCGCCTGCCCCTACCAGAGCTCGGCGACGGATCCGCAGTCACAGTGTAGCGGCTCGACGATGCCCTCCGCAATCCTACCTGCGGGGGGTTTCGTCGTCCCCTAGCCGCTCGCCTCCCATGTCCACAAATCCTCGACGGCGACGCCAAAGCCACGGCTCAGCTTCTCCAGGATCTCGAAGCTGATCGCTTTCACCGGCTCGTCCTTGCGCGCCAATCGGTAGGCCATCGAGGGAGACAGGAGAAACTCGGGGCGCCGGACCAGGTCCAGCGCATCCCAACCCCGCTCCTCGAGCAGCTCGGGAACGCGCAACCGCCGCGCTCCGCGCATCTCTTGGGTACCTTCCTGGATGAGGGCTTCCCGGGGGGGCATACCAGTAGGATAAACCTACTATGCCGTATTGTCAAGCCCCACTGTTGACTTTGATACTTGGCTATGCTACTATGGAGCCGTACCTAGAGGAGGCTAGAATGAACCTGAATCCCATCAGCCAAACAGCCGCCTTTGACAGCGTGACCCAGATTGGGCGCCAGATCGCCAAGCGGAAGTTTGAAGACGCCTTCTGGCGAAAGACGGCCATCGACGTGCTCGTGCAAGCCCTGGAGGTTCTTCCAGTCGGACCACAGTTCTCCAAGGCGAGGGAGTATCTCCACGCCATCCAGGAGTACGACGACGTCGCCAAGATGGTCGCCGAAACCAAGACAGCTCAGTTTGTAACGGCCTAGGCAGAGGGCTTCATGGCGAACTGGGCGATCACTCGGATTGGCCAGCATCGGATCATCCGGGTCATGGACAAGCTCATCACACGCAAGACGCTGCATCCCGCCGGCGCCCGGGCGATCGTCCTGGCCCGAAATTGGCAAGGGGCACTAATCGTGCTACGATATCTGAACCAACACCAGGGAGGATTGTGATGAACGAATCAACGCCACTCGATACGGTCGCGCAACGCTATGTCTCCAACGGATGGAAGATCACCACGATCGACAGCCAGCGCTTCACCGCAACGAAGAAGAAGAGCCCCAACGGCCTGGCAGTCGTGTTGGGCATCATCGGGCTGCTCTTCTATATTGTCCCCGGACTGCTTATTCTGCTCTTGGCCTATGTCGCCCGAGGCGAGGAGACCGTAGTTTTCACCGCGGCCCAAGCAGAGGAGTTGATCGAGGAAGAGCGGAGAACCGGCGGCGTACGAGAAGCCGAGGCGGCCAAGCGCGAGGCGGATCGAGAAGACCACGATCGGGAATTGAAAGCGCAGGCCGAGAGGAACATCGCCGAGCAGGCGAGGCGCATTGCCCAGATAAAAGACGGTCTGCGCCGAACATGGGCGTTCATCCGTGGAAGATCCGGGCCGGTCTGACCGCGGCCCATCTCGCCTACGGCTCCACCCTCACCGTCCCTGAGTGCGCGCCGGCACCAGTGCCAGTGGAAATCCATCTCCATCGCCACTCACCTATCGCCTCCGCCATGATATGGTCGCAGTGGTAGGCGCCTGTGCCGGGGCTTAGACATTCTTCTTGGCCACTTGGAATTTCTTTTCCTCGGCCGCGACGGCCGATCCAATCCCCTCCCAGCGATAGTACCAGTAGCCATTCCCGGCGCCGTCAATCGCGATGTCCGCATGATAATGCCCGACTTGATCTTTGACGACCTCATCATCCACGCCATAGACATAGGCGGTGGTCTCCGGGACGAGATCTTTCACCTTGAGGGTTATCGTTGTGGGATCCACCGGAATGCCATCTTCATCAAGGAAGACCGCTGATAGTCTGATTGAATCCCCAACGTCATAAAGCGCCATCTCACCCTCCGAGCTCGTGATCGATCACCAGTTCCACAATAGCCTCATCCTCAATGCGCAATTCGCAGAGGATCCGGTCATCAACTTGCACGTCCGCCAGAAACACGATGGCCAGCACCGACATGCCGACGGCGGAGCCCATCCAGACAAAGTATCCCGCGGCGGCGGCCAAGACCTGGTCGTAAAGGAGCCCGGCCGCAGTCCCGGAAACAGCAAACGAGCCCGCTTGGCTCGCCAATACGTGATGGAATTCCAGGCTAACTACCCCGCCGGAGAATACAACGCTCCCTGGACCGACACCGAGCGTGAAACCCTTGAAGAGCTGGGCCTCGGTGCCAGCCAGCGCGTATGAGCCTGACTCTGAAGGGAGAATGATGCTGTGAAGCAGACCTACGGCCGTCCCAGCAATGATGTACGCGCCATCATCCGCCGCCAGCCAGCGATCATGTAGAAACTCGGGCGCTGCCCCAGTGATCGCCCATGAACCATTGGCGGCGCCGATCGTGATCTGGCGGGCCAAGACGGCGATCTGCCCGGTAATCGTGTAACTACCGGATTCCGAGCCCAGGACCCGATCGTAGATCAGCCCAGCCGCCGCGACGCTGATCGCCACGGAACCGGGCTGTGCATTGATCCGCAGCCCAAATTCCAGACCGGCATTGGACCCGACAATACTGTAGCCTCCTCCCGCAGCCACCATCCAGTAGTTGAACTCAAGATTGGCGAACGTGCCCGAGACCGCGAAGGAGGCGGCACCGGCCGCAAGGTTACGATGAAACTCAAGGTTGGCCGGACTACCTGTTATCGAGAAACTGCCCACCTCGGCGGTGACGCTATAAGATACCGCAGCCCCGGCGAGGCCCCAATGGGGCCGACTGATCAGCAACAGGAACGCGGCGTTGGTCCGGCTCATAGGCGCCGAGGACCGCCCTTCAAGGTCTCAAAGGCTCCGATTTCGGGATTGGTGCCGCGGCCGAGGGGGATGCCGTCGAGGTCCACTGTGTAATCTGAAATCTGAAACCCAGCTCCTATGGCAGGGCTGGCAGATCCCAAGTGAAAGTCGCTTCCTGGAGCAAGAAACTCTGGGTCATCCAAGATCTCAGTTCCGTCCGCCGTGAAGTTCAGTGCAGCCCCATTCAGAAGATGATAGAGATTATAGGTATGTTCGAATCCCGTGAATGCGTCACTTATGTCCCACTGGCCAGCAGCGTCTCCGTCAACGTAGAAGATGTTATTTTTGAGTTTTAGGACACTTGATGCAATATCCTCGGTTAGGATGATTATCGGTTCTAAGCGGGCATCATACATATTCGCGATCTGATAGACCGTGTTGTTCTCAACTCGGAAATTGCTGATGGCTGCAAAAAATGGGCCGCTCGTCAACCACTGTCCCAACCACCAATTCTCATAGGACAGGTTGTATGCCATCCTTGCATTCGACACAGATCCAGTCCCATCTCCGCCAACCTCAATAAAACCATTGCATCCAGTTGCGATGTTGTGATGGATATAGGCGTTGTCACAGACATTGCTACTGCCCTCGTAAATCTCAATGGCCGCCCCATCATAGTAATAGTCATAACTCGATGCCTGGCAATTTATGAACTGACACCAAGATATTTCCGGCGTTGATCGAAAAATGGCAACACCAACAGCTCCAGTATCGTCGTTTGTAGGATTTGGAGTATTTGTCACCATGATAAGGTCATGGATATTGCAGCGAGTGATAAGCGAATTGATTCCGAGGCTGCGCACTCCATAGCCTGAATTCTGTAGTTCGCAGTCGCTGACCGTACAGTTGTCGGATCCGATGCCAAGCCTGACAGCCGCTACGGGGGCACCCGATACGAAGACATTCTCTACCGAGATCCAGTCGCCATCCAGAACAACTGCATTCTCCCCCGCCCCAGAGACAGAAAAATCTGGCATACTTCCTGTGCCGTATGCCCCAATCACAATCGGACTTCCTTCTGTACCATTTGCAGTGATCGTGAGTGGGGCGGTTGTCCATAGACTACCCCGCTTGAATAGAATTTCATCTCCGGCCGTGTAGGAGCCTGCTGTAGCTTTTGCCGTCGTCGCCCAGGCATTGGCATCAGAAAGACCATCCACTTCATCGTCTCCGCCATTTTTTACGTAGTAAGTATCGGGCGATCCACCCATAATTATTGGGAATGACCGTCTCCCGATACCCTTCGCACCCATATAGAAAACTGCAATCGTTTTCTTGCGCGGAAATAGAAATGTGTAGTCATGACGGCTACGTCCCTCGAAGACATATCTCGGACGGCTTTTGACTTTCAGGGAGTCGTAGAGGCAGTGCCGTCTCTTCGCGTATTCAAACTGAGCCAAAACATCTTGTAGCATTATTAAGCCTTGAATGTCGCAATTAGACCACCCGCGAATCGGGATGTCGTCCATGACATCGTGGTCTCTTGTGCACCAGGAGCCGACACGATTTTTGATGCCGCGAACACGACATCAGTATTAAGACTATATTCGTCCACAAACGAATTACTGAAGGATTGAGCGCTCGTCACATTGCCCGTTACGAATCCGGCAAAACAAAGCTCATTCGCTGCTGTAGTTGTTGGGGTTGTACCGCTGGAGCGGGAAGTGACTCCGCTTCCTGTGCTACCCGTAAAGGCTACTTGATCGAGGGTATCCACTCCACCCCATTCCATAAGCAGCAATGTTGTCGAGTCCGAATTCGTCCAGTTCAATGTAACATCTCCCTCCGACGCTCCAGCAATCTTGTAGAATATCGCCATCCCTGCGGTTGTTCCCCACAAACACCCTACTGCTTGGCTCCAGCCGGTGATAGATCCGCTTGTATAAGAACTAACCGTTCCTTTGCCCAGAGCGACGAGTAGATTTCCCTCTGTTGGTGTCACATCCCAGCTAACTGTAACGGCATTGGCGGCTGCTAAGCCAACTTTTGCACCTTGAACTTTTGCGATTAGGACAGGCGGCTTCGCCCCCACCAGCGTCCCCATGCTCGCGGGGTCGACTCTTTCGACCCCGCGCAGGTTGAGCCTGGGCACGGAGAGGCCTTCTTCGGGGGCGAGAAGCCCGCTCGGCTTGCGCTTGAATCTCATACGCTGCTGTCCCTGCCGATCCATGTTGGCCAGGTGTGAGTCGCGCCACCGATAGTTGCCCGGCAGAGAATCAAATAGAGAGCGCCATCCACGATACGATTAGTTGGCTCGTTGTATCGGAAATGGCCCAACGCGCCGATCTCGGTCATGGCAGTTAACGCGACCAAATCAGAAGCATCCGCCGCCTTGATCACCTGGATGGTCGGAGACGTGATGCCCGAGGCAAGAAGCTCGCCGTTCCTTATCCAGGAATGGGCATAGCGATCATTGCCGCTGCCGTCGTCGTCCAGTAATTCTGTGCGGCCCTGGTAGGTATCCAGTTCAGTGTGCAATGTGCCGTTGTCGATCTGCCCGGTGACTTGGTTCAGAGATTCGATGAATAGCTCCAGCGTATCGGCCGCGGTCGCATCTCCGCTCACTGACCCTACATCGGAAGACATTCGCCCGCCTACGAGCGCAGCCGGCAAGCGTGTCTGGATGTCATTTGTGTCCGCCTGGACTGCGGCGACATCGGCGGCGAGGGATGCTCCGGCAGGTGCTCCGAGCCGGGCAAAACTATCTCCCGTTTGCTTGGTATTGCCGGTATAAGTGTCGATGGTCCCCACCACCCAATCAGCGAGTTTCTTGCCAATTGAGCCCGCAGTGACCATACCGCTCGTCAGGGCATTCCAGATCACTGCTGCGATTTCCGTCCCGAAGTCCGCAGCGGTAGCCGCGGCGGTGAGAACATCCGCCGCCATAGCACCGATTGAAGAATCCATCCGCCCCCCGACCAGCGCGGCTGGTAGTCGGCTTTGGATGTCGTTCGTGTCCGCGATGATCGCATCCGTCGCGGCGATGACAAGTGACTGATCGGCAGGATCGGATGGGAATGTTGCCGCCAAGAAACCCGTCGGCTGTGTGTAGGTTGCCATGCGACTGGTGATCGCGGCATCGAGACGGACATCGAGATCGAGCCCGCCCGCGTCGCTGATCGGAAGCCCGCCCGCGGCATCCGCGGCCGCAGCTGGAAGGGCAGTTCCCGCCAGGCCGCGGGTGGCACTATAGACAGCCTCGATCAGCGCATCGTTCAATCCGGCCGCCCGGAAGCCGATGAGCGGCCCCCTCATGGGCAGGATGCCAGTAGCTTTGAATTCAAACCAGCCGACGCCCTCGGTGTTGTTGTTGATCGAGGCACCGCCCGTTGCCGGCATCTCGATGGTGTACATGCCGTTTCCCTGGTTGACCCAGTCGTAGTTTCCGCCCGTGTCGGTCGGCGTCACCGCGGTCTGTGTGAAGGCCCCCGCCGGCGTCACGAAGTTCCACACGAGAACGAGACCAGCCTGGTTATAGACGATACCCGTCTCGATGCTCTTGAAGTCAGTATCGTCGATCAACGGGAATAGATTGACCGGGACCTCGGCCAGGGCCGTGTCCACGTCCATCCATAGATCGGGCATGGGAACCTCCTGCTAGGCGATCGTGAACAGACTCGCTCCGAAATCGATTGTGAAGCTCTCCCCGGCCTGCAGGGTGATGGCCGAGCCGTAGTCCCACCAGCCGATCAGAGGATCCGCCGGCGACGTCGGCGTGTCGTTATATAAAACGACATAGCGGAATGGCCCCACGGTGCCGCCAGAGGCCGTGATGGTAACGTCGACGCCAGTGACGGTGAGCGTGCCAGACGCTTCGGAGCCCGAATTCTGGGTGTCCACCGGTCCGGTGTAGCCATTCTGATTGGTGATCTCGGCTAGATCGGCCTTCACGGCATCCAAGGCCGCGTCGGGAGTCGCATTGGCCAAATAGACCTTGAGCGTCTCATCGGTCCCGACCAAATCATGGACCTTGTTCCCCAAATCCTCGACGAATTGCTGGAACTTGTTGAAAGCAGCCATTGTCATCTCCTCTCAGATCGTGTTCATCCCCGCGGCTTCGAACAAGCGAAGCACCTCCGCCGGCGGGGATGGTTCGAGACGAACGGGGCGCCGCAACGGATGCATCTGCGGCTTGGTCCGAGCACCGAGCTCCCAGGAGCAACCCCCCCCGAGACGCTGAGCACCTCCACGAAAGCATCCGACCCCGGGAGACCGAGCTTCTCTCGCACCTGCGGCGATCGCCTCGGATCTCGGCCCCTGGCCACGGCCGAAAGCGTCGCCGGCGAAATGCCCTGGTAATCATCCAGTTGAGCGATACTGCGCCACGAAAGTCCGTCTGCCCCGTGAAGTGCATGCAACCGCTCCTGTACCGCGTACAGTTCGCTGTACACCCCTGCGGGAGCCTGTTCCTGGTAGCTCACCCAGCCCTCTCCCGACGAAGTTTCCCTACGGCCGAGATTTCCCCGCCGACCACCATCGCATAGACCTGGCGGTAGGTCCCCCCACGGTTTCTCGCAATCGACCTGTAGTCAGAGTAAGGGCGGCCGGCGATATCCCTCAGGAGCACCAGGCCCTCATAGCCGTCGTCGCTTTCGACCACGCCCATTGCCAAGTCTCCCGGCCTCCCGAGATCGACACGAACAATATGCTCTGGCCTGCCATGCTCCCAATCTCGCTGGATGGCAGCTTGCAGCTCTGGCCAAGGCGCCCCGATAGGCATCGCCCACACCAGAGACATGGCCGTATCAGTCATCGCGGTCGCCCTGTGATGACCATCAAGGCCCAAGACACCGCTACGCCGATGCCTCCCCCCAACGCCGTGGCGATCGCCATGACCCCCCGATCTCGCTTGTTCAGGTCGTCGATTTCATCTGCGTGACGAACTAGCACCTCGGCATTGAGTCTCGTCGTCGTGTTCACCTCCCCCAGCTCTCGCGAGAGGGTGGCGACGTCGCTCTTGACTGCGTCGAGTTTCTCAACCACGTGGTCTAACCGACCACCGATCGTCTTCTCGATATCACGAATGGTCTCGAAAAACATCTTCTGATCGATCGGCGGCATAGTGCTCACACCTCTACAGGGACGCCGGCGGCGTCCAGGATGCCTTGCTTCTTCAGTCCCCGCTCCACGAGTTCCCAGCGTTTCGCATCAGCGAGCCTCGAGAACGGCGCCGGCGCCGGCGGCCCCGGCGGCAGCCACGGATGCCCCGCAATCGCAGCCCACCAGTCCGGATGGTTGTCGAGCGCCTGCCACGACCACCAGGTGATCCCCGGGAGCTGGATATCTCGCGCGGTCTGATCGAAGACGTCTAGTTCCTGGATCGTCGGGGCCCAGCCGTGCTCCGCGTAGGCCGATCCCACCGGGATGAACGGCAGATCCTTCAGGGCCAGGAGTTGCCTTCGAGACTCGACGAGCTGCTCGCGCGGGTTGTGCGCAGCTTGCCAGTAGACCTGCGGCATGTGAAAGTCGCATGCCCCGAGGAAGGTGCTCCAGGGGATCTCGGGATGCAGCCGGGGGAAGCGGAATGAACAGAGGCCAAGGGAGAGATCAGGCATCGTCGATCGAACGCCGGCGATGTAGATCTTCGCCCACCCGTCGGCCCCTGGCCGTTTGTACTCGCTCTCGGCATCGATGATGAAGCCGGCCAGGCCAAAGCGGCGCATGGTCTCCACAGTCGCCCGGGCCTCGTCCGCTGCGTTGCCCCAGGTCCGGAGCGACGGCGCCCCGCCGAGATAGCCCCACCCCCACACATCGACGCCGATCGCTCGGAAGGCATCCGCCGCCGACTGCACAAGAGCCTCCTGGAACAGCCGGCCGCCGTTCTGTGTCTTGATCGCCACCCAGGACAGGTCAGCCTCCTGCGCACGCGCAGCGAGCTCGATCGGACTGCCGTGCGAGGATGCAGCTACCTGCCAGATAAACATACCCTTCCCACGCGGTATTGCTCTCATCATCAACTCCCTCGCGCCCGATGAATAGATAGAGTCTCACTCTCGCCACCTCATAAGCCTTTCGTCCGGATCAATGCATACATCTCGCCATTGTAGTCAGTAATGACCGGGCCTATTTTGGTTATCTCATCGTCGATGTCGTGATCGTCTTTCTTCCCCTGAGAACTCGGCCCGCCATCCCCATCTGAAAGCGTGGCGACAGTACCGATTTTTACAATGATCGCTCCATAGCCACCGACATCCACGCCAGTATCTGATGAAAGGCTCATGTATTGCTCCCTTGGGATGACCTGGCCAGGATGACCTCGGATAGCTCCCCCCGGTTCGTGGCGATTTCAACCTGGCCGCTGGTGTCGTCATAGCTTACGGCCTCGATATAAGCCAGCCTTGGGTCTTCGTTGAAACTCTCATAGGCGATCGCCGTAGGCAGTCCCCAGCCGGCGACCATGATCCACGCATCGGGCTTGACGTTCCACGGATCCACAGAAGCCCCGGCCGCGTCCAGGATCCTCTGCTGCGGATCCCAGACGTCGAAGAAATAGGAGACGGCCCGGCCCCGGATGATCCGGGCCGGAACCAGCGGGGCAGCGATGACGACACCAGC